ATATCATCAATCCAAGACCAGAATACCCAACCTGCTTTCTCGTAAGAATCATCTGCTTCTTCACGTAAAAGCTTCAAGGCGAGATATATTTCCCGTCTTTCTTCAGAACGTTCTTCTGTGGACTGCATTACTGTGTTTAGATACTTCACATTACTCACAAGCTGTTCTGCTTGGTTAATCTCTTTCTTGGAGAAGTGAGAGAGTTTCTCTTCAATCTCTTCCCACACGTGATCTGATACAAAGCGATATAAGTCACCAGGAAATTCTTGAGGTACAAGATTTACATAAGGTGCTGCTTCGTGATCTCGTGTGAGTGCTGCAAGATGTTGTGAACCGTTTGTTGAACCGTCAATAAATGCTTCCAGATTACTTTCATAATCGTAAATACATCTTTCTTGAGGGTTTATCAACGATGTTGGTTTTGATGCCCATACATGGATGTTGTTGAGTTCCACACATGCTGCAAGAAATTGCCAAGGTTTGTCTGCTTTCATCCATCGTGTATATTCCATAGGCGCACTGCCATACAGTCTGAACAGAAAGACATTTTCCAAGGCCCACTCATAACGATCTTTTACAGGAATCTTGTCAGACTTTCTACCGTCTTCTCTGTCACAACCTCCTCCCCAATTGTTCGCCAACATAACCATCAGCCAGAAGTAACCTTGCTGACCAATTGCCTTGACATCTTCACGCAAAAGAAGACCTCTTGCCAAGTCGCAACCTTGTTCATGCAAGTACGCTGTCGAGCAATATTTACGTCCTCTGAAATCCAAGAAGTAACTGTGATAGAAAGTGTTATCTTCTATTCTTGATGCCATATCAATCAAAGTTCTTGCTTCTCTGTCTTTCGACTTCATTGACTGAACTTCAGTGTTTTTCCAAATATCATCAAACACTTCAGACTCTTCTGCATAACACTGACTTGCAATTTCCAGCACAGTGTCATTTACTCGCCAACCGACTTTTTGCGATCTGTTGACCATGCGAAAGATCATCGGATGTGTCTCTGCTGTCATCTTTTTCACATCAGTGTCAAGAGTTTTTACTAATTGTCTACCGTCTACTGACAGACAAGTATCCCATAAAGGGTAAGGTTCGAACGCAGGCAGTCTGTCTATTTTGGGCAACTTCACTTTTGACCACAACGCTGACAACGCTTTCTCATCTACCGTCTCAATTACATAGACTGCATTCTTTTTAACTTTCTCCTTTGCAATTGTTATTAAATTAAATTCTTGAAAAGTGTACAGTAGAAAACCACCTACTTTTGCAGTCTTCAAAGATGTCATCCTCGCACCTGTGGAGCTAGCAAATGCCCTGCCACATTGTGTTATGATTTCACTGAACACTACTCCGTAAGTTGTATCTCGCTTACCTCTTGTACAGAGATAGATTTCGACAATCACATGGTCAATATATTGGTCGGGATCGTAATCTTCCAATACTTTGAGGTCAGATCTTGGCGGAATCTCTCGGGCAATTCTTTTCTTCAATCTTTCAATTATATCGTCTCTCATACTTCCATCATAATATTAAGTAGGTTATAAGGGTTACAAGAAGTAGGAACGGTATTACCTTTCCCAATATTTTTAAAAGTATTAATACTATAAGATGACCAAGACCTTTTGGCAAATGGCCTCCACGCAGGTCACTCGATGAGTCCCACTATTTTCAGTTTATTAAGTATTAAATCCTCTTGTTGCGATTTCTTGCTTTGACCAGCTTTACTGGCGGTTCTTCGTCTTCTCTTTGGTGTATCTCCCAGTAGTAATGTACGTACTACTTTTCTGTACTTGCGCAAAAATAAACCTCGTTGAAAGTAATACGAGAAGAAAGGCCGAAGCCCTTCTCCTCAATTTATTAAAGAAGTTCGTCAAGAACAGCCTTCACAATACCGTACAACAGAAGTAATGTCAATAACGTCATGACTACTTTTCTTCTTCTTTTTTCGGGAACTCTTCCTTAAAGTCTTCCCAGCGGTAACTGTCGTAGTTATCTACCGCCAACATAACACCGCCTCCCAGCGCAATTACCGTACCACCAGCGATTGCAAAAGGTGCCCATGCAGGCGCAGTTACAATCCCAAGTGTTCCGAGTAATCCTGTAGTCCCAACTGCTGCAGCTCCTGTTAAAGTTGCGGTAGTTCCTCCAACAAGTGCAGTTGAGTATAAAGCATTCTGTTCATAACCTAAGAAAGATTTTGACCAGTAATACGTTTCCATTCCAAAGTAAACACTCTCATTCCAAGCAGTTCTCCACATATGTCCTGACCAGTTTACTGTGCTCGCCCATAGTGTATCTTCGTCAGAAAAAGTCACTTCAAGAGGCGGTTCGTCAATTGCAACAGACTGCTCTACTGTGAGAACAATTTTTGACCCATCATCCAGAGTACAGATGAAAGTGTTTTCTGCGGAGACAGCACATGCGGTTGCAGAAATGGGGTTCTCAGTCGTTGCGTGAGCATTCGCTTGCATGAGTGAGATTACGAAAAATACAATAAAGGTAGCAACAATAATGCTTACTACTTTGTTTAGAAGTTTGAAGAAAGTTTTCATAAAGGTTTTCCTTAATTTTGGTAAGTGACACTATGTCATTATCTAAGAGAAGAGGCCGGAAAGACCTCAACAATATTTACGCCAGTTTGCTACTGATGAACTTTGAACACTTGAAGCCCAGAACTATTACTATTACAATTGCTGTTGCATTAACTCCAACGTTTGACCAGTATAAAAGATGGTAGCTTGTCTCTGTTTCTACATGAACGCTTGTCAAAGGGTAACCGAGTAAATAAAAGTCAACATTGTAACCTGCGAACATGTAGTAAATATCTCTGAACAAAACAATTGTGTGACCAAATATGTAACTTGCAATTGATGCATAGAAAGTTGCTGCTGCGAACCAAAGTATAAATAATGTCATAGTATCACCTATTGAGGAAAGTAGAGGAATTTCTACTCTTTCATATAAGATACTCCTTTTTGCGCAGTTTTTATTGGAAAAAATTGCCCCCGAGTATGAGGCTCGAGGGCTGAGCGCAGTTAAAACTGAGGCTATCTCAGTCGTCAAGTCACGGGAGAGTGACATAAATATTATGCAAGTGCTACATTCTCTAAGTAATGCAAGCACATTTGTTCCAAGGTCATACCTTCATAAATAACATCGCTGGCTTCAAAATCGAAAGACATTCCAACGTGAAGTAACTCACCTTGCTCGTTCATCTTACGGTTAATAAGTATGAACGGGTCCATGCCATTATCGAGCGCAGCTTGATCTGCCCAATAGTAATACTGTACATTGACATTAAGTTCTTTGTCTTCTGTCACAGATATGTCAGCATAATCAGGGTTTCCTCTGCGGTAAGTCTGATTGTTTCTGGAAAAAGAAGTTGCATAAGCAATGCCGAATACTGCTGCTGCGTGTACAATTCCTTGTGAACTTGTAAAATTTGTTTTGGTATATAAAGACATCAAATGTCTCCTCAGTTAATGTTGTTGTATTTAGGTAAAATATAGTTTTCTAAATGTGCTAAACAAGCCTGTTCAACAGTTGCGGCTGTGCTTTCTGGTACAAAGACAAATGCCGTAGAACGTAAACCTCCTTCATCCCAGTTTAAGTTTTTCAAGACTTTGTGAGGTTGTTCCAGATCGGTTGAACTTTCCCAGTAATAGAACTGCACTGTCATACGAATGTCTCCACTGACTTTTTCAGAGATTTCTGAATACTTCGGCACGTTGCGACTGTAATCAACTCTTTTGAAAGTTTCTAATTTTGCTTGTGCAATTACAAAGGCTGCTGCAGGATGTAACACTCCTTGCAAATCTCTGAAACTGGCAGTTTTCAAAATATCCATTAGATTTCCTTAAGTAACGCCAATACCACCATTCTCTGAAAACATGATGTCAACTCTTGCCACAGCTTTGGTACTCCAGCCTTGAGCATTTCTGACACGATAGTCCACTTCATAACGGTAATTAGTTATACCGAACATGAAAGGAAGACTGGCGCTGAAGTTGAGAGAAGCACTATTACCGGAAGGTGCTGCAGTCGTTGATTGAGTCCCTGTAGAATCTCCTGACTGTCTCACCCAAGTAGCATTTGTCAATTCTACTTCCAGAATAGTTGTGGAGCTTGACACTGGTAGCAAGAAACTGTCATTGTAACTGCTCGTTTCACTATTGCGAGATACTGCAAAATTACTTACAGTGGGGATTGTTGCTGGTGCAGGTTTGTTGAGCGTCACGTTTCGAGACACTACTGTAGTGGCAGAGTCGTCATCCACAATTGTCAACCTGACAGTATAGACACCGTTTGCTCTTGAAGACATGTCAAAAGATGTGGTGTTTGTTGTGGAAGCGTTCATGTTGACAGTTGCAATCACATTCCCGTTAAACAGCAATGCTGCAGTCTTAAACTGAATTGTCCCATCATAGTCTACTGCATCAAACGATACAGGTAAAGTGTTACCAGTAATGACCGCCCCAGATGCAGGGTTGGTGAAAGTTACAACAGGAGCTTGGTTTACAGCTGGTGGCGAAGATGTCGCCAATGCAAACAGTTGACCTATGTCTAGCATAAAAGCAAAAGGTTGCCCTGGACTTGGGTCGACAGTGTCATTCGGATCTATAAAACCATTTGCGTCAGGTTTAGCACCTATGTATGTTGCCAAGAATTCCATCCGATAACCTGTAGTTTGCAAAGTATTGTCGTTCGGATATTTTGAACGATACCTTGTCAAAATACTTGCACCGGAGGGAGCTACTCGGTAATCACCTGCAGCTGAAAAGTTGAAATCCATACCATCATATTCAGGATAGACGTCTCTGAAAAGCTCTTCTACAGCAGCCCAGCCATTTGGTTGGCCGGAAATTGCTGCTAAGAAAAGAGTGTCTAAGTCTGCACCATTTAAATCACGGTAACCGCTAGCCATTGAGTTTCTCCTCAAGAGATTTGACTCTTTCAGTCAGCTCAGCAATTGCAGCATATGCATCAGCAAGCATTTCGTTGTAATTTAACGATTCAACTTCGCCATTAACTTTACCAACCACTTCAGGCATCACTTCGTTTACTTCATCAGCAATGAACCATCTGTGAGTCTTATCTGAGCGCCCATCCTTGAACGTACCTACTGCCACTCCTTTATTGCCTATGGCGCATACTTTAGACAAAGACTCTGACGTAGATTCACGGTAATCGATGTCTTTATATTTAAGAGCTGATGTTGCTTGAAAGTAAGTTGCTAAGACTGCTCCTGTTGCCTGTATGTTACCTGCACATGTGACTGTCCCACCTGCTGTAACCTTGAACTTGTTACCGCTACTACCTACATGAAGCTCTCCATCAGTTCTTAAAATACTTGATGCGCAGTAGATGCCTGATGAGAACTCACTATTAGGGTTAATTCGGAGCCAAGAATCGGAGAACTGTATGATACGCTTACCGTCACCTTTATAGTAAGCCCCATTAGCATTTACGTCATTGCCTGCGGTTACATCGGCTGCACTAGTCACTAAGGCAGCTACAAGGCCGATTGAAGTTAGGCTATTGTTACTATTGTATACCTTAAAGCCCTCTGCACCTTCCAGTCTTTTATTCATGTAGAACAGAGGTCTGTCAGTAATGATGTGGAAGAAGCCTGAGTTTGTTGAACCTAACGTACCTTCCCCTGTAGGGGTATTGATTCTCACGACATTTCCTGCTGTGATGATTCCTGTCGTACTTATACCACCTGAACCCACATCTGCGCTTGCTCCCAGTAATGCACCGCTAGTCCATATGTTAGATCCGAGAGCTGATGTAGGTGCGCCGTTCATTACATGTACAGTCTGATGGCCTCCTGCAAGAGCACCATGCGTCCCATTATTAGGATGGTAATAACCTAACCCATAAAGGTTTCCAAAGTCTGAACCGTCTGAACTGTTTGTATACGCTGTACCCATGCTCCATATATGCTGAGTTTTCGTGGCGTCGTATGTGCCAAAAATTCCACGATGTCTGAAGGCACTAGGCACTACGACATTACTCTGCACAAACAATGTTGAGTTAAGGTAGTCTGTAACATCAGACCTTAAAAAGCTAGTAGAATTGACACCATCTAAAAGGTCAGCATCAAGCCCACTTCCTGCTCCATCGTTACCTTGATGCCAAACCCTGTTACCATCAATCGTTAAGTCCTCAAAGTCAACTTTCTGCATTGAAGGTAGTGAGGATGTTTCCCAAGGAGTATGGCTTAAAGATGATACGCGATCACCTGAGTCAACAAGGTCTAATCGCACTATTATACTGTTTGTGTTAGCTGAGTAGACATAAAAACCAAACCAACCATTTACAATCTCAGGCGCACCAATACGTAAATTATCTGCGGAATTTCCTGTTGCCGCACTTATCCTACTTGCGGAGTTAGAGTGAATCGCCGTTGCCCCACTTGGAACAAATACACCGAACTCTCTTTCAAGTATTCCGAATGCAGGCGCGAAGTTCCAAGTACTGCTTATAGTGAATCTTCCTGAGTAAAATCTCGATAAGTTATTTTGAGCAAGTCTTATAAATGTTCTTCCGCCCCCAAAGTTTGCTGAAGGGGAGCTTATAGTTAACGTGAGAATTTTAGAGTCATTACCAAGACGTAGCCTGCCGTTAACATTTATACCATCGTTAAAGGATTGTATGCCCTGCCAATCTTGAGCAAGCTCTTTCCTACCAAAGGCTGAGCCATGAATCCCATCTAGAGTATCGGCATCAAGCCCACTTCCTGCACCGTCATTATTTTGATGCCATATCATTCCACCTACAGTCGAACCATTAGAAGCTATGTAAAGCTGATTGCTCGACTCATAAAGTACTGCGGCACTGACCCCTCCCTTGTGAAACCCTAGAAGTGGAGGTGTACCATCTAAAGTTCTTAACTCAAGCTGCCCACTGCCATATTGAATTGCAGTCGTTGTACTTGTAATACGTAGCTTATGTACTAGCTGCTCAGGGGTGTCTTTGCGTACCAATGAGTCAACATGAAGCCCATCTAGAGTATCGGCATCAATATTAAGCGCATCAATTAAACCTTTCGTGAGGCTTTCGGTATCTACTACTCTCTTCCAAGCATTCCATGCACTTTGGTAACGAGTTCTCCAGTAAGTGCCTCTGCCATCATAAACTTCGTACACTTGGGTTACATAAGTTGAGGTTACTGCCTTAACCGTTAAAGTTCCTGCGAGGTTTGTAGGGTAATTCGTTCCTGAAGTTGCCCCTGCATTACCTTGCTGAAGGTACACGCCCGACTCTATGTAGTTGTTTAAATCTAAACCTCCACCTATTGAGCCTCTGATTACAAAGTACCTCGCATCTGCTTCAATTTTTGTATAATGTTTGACAAATTCTGTAGCTAAGTTGACAGTGGTCACATCTTTCAAATGACCATAAGTATCTTGTCCAACTGTTTGCAACACTTGCAGTCCAGTGCCGCCTAGGCTACCGTTCTTGGCAGAAGACCCGTGAGTAATAGTTATAGTCTCGTTATTAGCTTGGTTGAGACTGAAAGCGCCACCGCCAGTCAAACCACCAGTGCCGTTCAAAGTTATTACAGAATCATTAGCATTACCTGTAGCAGTTGCACCTCCGGAAGCTTCTTCGTTGACTTGAAAAGAGCTGGAGTAAGTTGCACTGAAAACAGAACCGACATTGCTGAAGTTTATTCTGAACTCGTACTCACCTGCTGGAGGGTTGTAGTCAATAGGTGCAGATACTTTACTGCCCAATCGTCCTTCCCATCTGCCGTTTTTAAATACCATATTCACAGTGAGAGTGACAGGAGCCATTATATTTGACCAAGAGCCTCCTGTCAAGCGATTTTGAAAAGTCACTGTCAGACTGCGTTGTGCTGCAGAGGGTTGTCCGTCAGACGCTGAGACTGTTGCGGTTATGTAACTTTGCAAACTTATTGGGTTATTACCATGTTGAAACTCTGTCAAAAGAACTCGATTACCTTGAAAAGAAGCCCCCCAGACATAAAATTCGTCACGTACACCACCTGCAAGAGGTTGAGGCAGTGCCAAAGAATTTCTTATAAACTCTATTGCAGACGCCCCTAAGGCATTTGCACCAACTGAACCGTCATTCAAAATGACACCGTCAAGCTGGCCTGTACCGTCTGAACGGATCCCGAATACAGTTCTGCGAGCAACATCTCCAATTGTTGCAATCTCCAAGGCAAAGTCATTGTCAGCACTTATACTTACTTGTACATCACTATTGACAGCGCTTATTGTGCTTGTTGCTGTAATTTCTTGAGCAAAAATGTCATCGATGTCCAGCCGTGCTGCAACAATCTTACCTGTAGTAATATGTGCACCATCTATAGAAGTGCTGTTGAAAGTGTTTGTACCATTGCTGAAAGTAGTGCCGTCAAATGTGACGAGACCTGCGAACGAAGTTGCTTGCTTCGGATTTTGAAAAGTTAAAACGCCCGAACTATCTGCATAGAGATATGAAAGCCAGTACTTGTTACCGTTCTGGGCAGCATAGGTAGGTGGTACCAGTCCCCAATTATTGGAAAGGTTTACCAACTCACCTGCTGTAAAGTCATAAAAATCTGCTGTAGGTTTAGTCGGGGCGTTCGCACTTGTCAGTTGATAGTAAACAAGAGATGATAACGTTTTGTCACCATCTTTTATGTCTGATATCGTAACTGATCCTACGCCTGTTCTGCTCATATTATGCCTCTATTACTGTGCACTCGTAAAGTACTGGGCTGTTGAATTCAATGTCATTTGGTGAAACTACAATTGTAGCTGAATCTGTACCTATTGCAACTCCGTCTTTTTTCCAAGCATAAGTGAGTGATGCCCCAGAGATGGTAGTCCCTGTGTCGTTGTCAAAAACAATTGCTGTCAACGTTTTGTTTGGACCAACATTATTCTTGAAAGTAAAGCCCTGTGAACTTGAGTTGATGAATACTGACAGAGCGCCTTGCCCTCTTGCACCGTCTTGGATTCTTGCAATACTGATTACATCCATACCGCCGTTATTACCAGTGACTCTTATTGCAAAACTCCCAGAATCACCGAAGTTGGCAGGTGTAATTACGATACGATCTGCAGGATCTGCCCCATTTACATCAAGGACACTGGCGCGGCTTGCACCTGAACCTTGTGTCAAAGCTGTCCAAGCGCCGCCATTTTTACTGTATGCTGCAACACAACCTCCGGCATCACCTGCGTAAGTCACGTCTATGGTAATACTACCGTCTGCAGTCACACCATCGCTGTTAAAACTGAAAGTTTGTCGGTTAGGTGCAAGACTTACAACTACACCGCCTGCGCCCTGAATTGCCTTTGCAAGAGATATTGTCAAAGTAGTTTCAGTAGCACTGCCTACGCTGTTGATAATTTCCAGAACAACATCTACTGTTGTGTCTTTATTCGAAACTACCAAGCCGCCAGGTATTACATTAGATGTTATTGTTGCGCCTGTTCTGGCAAATGTCCAACTGGTATTTGAAGAAGTCACACTCAAGATTTTGAAAGTATTATTACCGCCTGTAGCGTTATAAGTTGCTTCGGTAACACCTACAAAGGCTTTGACTGTGGAACTAAAACGATTTTTGGTTGTGTTGTCTACATCGCCATTTGCATTTGCTGAAAATGTGTGAGATTGATTTGTCAATAGTGCTGAAAGAGGATTGAAACCGTCCAACACGTCTGTTATTGTTACTGCACCTACACTGGAACGAGCCATATTTATATTCCCATAAAAATTTGTTTATATGTTACTGACTTCACAAGCCAAATTTAGATTCCCACCGTCACTTACATCAGTGGGGTCAATGATTATTTCAGAAAAGTTATTTGCAGAACCGAGTTCACCGTCTGCTGCAAACAACCCTCCCCCAGGTGCTGTTCCAAACATACTGCCGCCACTGTCTACATACATGACAGAATTATTGGCAAACCATTTGTAACGATAGCCTGTTGTGTTTGTCGATTTGATACCGTTGAGATAGACATCTGCTGAAATTGTCTTGGGTGTTCCCAAATTATTTCTGAACACTGTGCCTGAACTGCTGCGCAAGATGATATCAATAGAAACGCCATCTTTACCGCCAGCTACAATTGCAGCAGAAACACTGTGTATAGTACCTGTGTCGGTACCACTTGACCAAATCCTGACAGTGTTTATGTCTTGATCTATCTCCAACACCACCATATGTGACTTGCGCTCAGATACATTTCCAGTCAAAGGTTCCAACAGTTGCCCGTTTAAACTGAGACTGGTGCTTTCAAAGCCTGTTGCGTCTATTCTGAGCACAACTGGTCCACGATACCCCAGCGCATTAAATGTATACATAGCTGCACCATCTGCATTAGTATTCACAGGTGTTGCACGAGGTGTACTGTCGCTGAACAATAAAGCAGGATTGTCTCCAGACACAGCATCAATTGTAACAGTGATTGTCTCAAAAGCTGACCATGCTGACAGGCTACCATTTGCTGTTCTTGCCCGAACTCGGTAACTGTACTCTTCAATATAGTTGGGGCTGTGAATGACGCTCAACCTGCTGAGATTCGAGACATTTGCATCGTCTAAAATTCTTGCAACTGTGCTGTAAACCACCTCTCCACTCACACTCACTGCAGACTGTATCTCGTATTCCCGCACATTCATGTCATCTGACGGTTCAAATGTCAACATCACAGACTTCACAATTGAGGCAGTATTGTCGATGAGATTCAAACTCAAACCTGTAGGTACTGGGACCTTACGACTTGTTCCGAAAGGGTTGTCATTATACAGTATTGTAAGTTCTGACTCTTCTTTGTCATAAGCCAAAGGGTCGTAAATATACGTCTCAAAGCTTATCGTGAAGTCATCGTTGAGTTTTGTAGACAAAATTCTTACTATAGTAGATGCTTCGTTTCTTTCACTAAACACTCTCACAATATCGCCAGGCTCCAAACGAAACATTTGGTGAGAAGTTTTGAAAGAGATGTATGGCAGTCTTGAAGACTCTAGTATTGCGTGGGCAAGTCTCTCTGCTTGATAAACATTGTTGACACCATCGATAGTAGACTCTTCCACCAAAGGTATGCCACGATCTTCTGCTTTGAATTTCTCAGAAATCAGTTCAAAAGAATCGGAAGCAAAATCTTTGCTCAAGTTTCTGAAGTTTAATTTGACCTGATTAAGTCTTGAATCAGTGTCTGTCTGGGCAAATTCCAAATCTCCGACTAGCACGTCATCAGTTATTACTTCGATTGCTTGTTCAGAAGCAGTTCCCGCCAAAGGGTCTGGGATACTTATTTTAATCAAACCATCTGCAGACCTGAAAATGATTGCTCCAGGAATTGTGTTGAGAATTTTTTCTATGTTTGAGATGTGATCTACATCTGGATATATTAAGCCGTGGAATTCGTGACGTCTCAAATCCCGCGTTACTTCTTCACCGTAAAACTTACCTTTAAGACTGACATCTTCTTGGACTACTTGCTCAGAGATACGAGCAGCATTTGCGAATGTACCTGTGATGTCAATTTCATTGTCAGGTATTTTTGGTCCAATTATAGACGTTGTCATGTAGTGAAGCAGTACTTCTACAGTATTGAAACTGTATTTTCTTACTTGCAAATTATTTGTTGACATTTTTTACCTCGGGATTTTAGCTACTACATCAGCAGAAATGTAAGAAGTCAAGACATTGCCTGATGTTCTCACAGCTCTTCCTGCAACTCGCATTTCCAATGTCAGACCTTCTTCGATAGGCTCAGTTAAATAAGCTTCAACTACAGGATGACGACTTGCCACTACCCACTCGTTTCCAGCATTTGTACGATACTCTACTTGGTAATCGTCTTGGCCTGTACCTGCCAACCATTTGCCAAATATGTTCACTTTAGTAATCTGACCTACATCTCTTACTGGAATCAATTCCAAAGACGTTGGCGCTACCATGTCAACAGGTTCTTCCAATTGAGGATTGCTGCCAGGGTCTACCGGACCGTCCCAATAAGATCTGTCGCCCAATAGACCACCTACACCTGCTGCTACTCTGAAATAAAGATAAGTATCTGCCAAGACAGCCCTTCTAAATAAAGTATCGTTCAGTGTCAGAATCATTTTTACCCAAGTGTAACCGTCTACTGATTTCTCAATTTCGTAATACTCAGCACCTGCCACTGGATCCCATGTCAATATGACTTCATGCCAAGTTGCTCCAAAGAAAACTCCTGTGGGAAAAAATGCTGCAGAGAAATTCTCAGGAGCACTTAATACACCGTTAGGAATATCTTCTGCAATTGCAAGCTCCCCTGACCATGTAGTCCAATCACCACGTCTGCCTGCGCTTTTTGCTGCAACTCTGAGCCAGACTCTGCCATAACGCAACACCATCGTTTTGCTTGTGCCTGTCACTGCTGTATCAATTGTTTCAAATATAGTACCGTCACGTGAAGCCTCTACGATATAATTTGTAGCAGCGGGGACGGCATCCCATGAAAGCGTTACATTCAAAGAAAATATATCATTTCCAGTCGTACTCACTACAACATTTGATGGGCGCGGCATTGGCACAATTGCAACAACATCTGACTCAATACCAGAACTCATCAGCACACCGTCTATGGTGTTTATGCGAAACACTACGCCTTCGTGTTCTACAGGGTATGAGACTGAAGTTTCAGTAGTATCTTCTACTACCAAAAATGTACCGTCACTTTGATCGGGATCAGTATATTTCATCGAAACTCTGTAACCAGAAGCACCGACAACAGCAGGCCATGAGACATACACCTGACTGCCTCTCAGATACATTTCACTGGGCTGATGCTGTACTACGATTTCTGTTATTGGGGTTACTGTACCACTTTCAGAGTATGTTGCAAAGCTTGTTCTTGAAGGGATTACCAAGTTCGATCTTTTGATTTCTGCCCAAGGTGATATGCCTACTTCGCTACGACCTCTCACTCGATAAGCTCGCAAAGGATGCATTGTATCCAGTGAAAAAGTGCTCGTTTGAAGGTTAGCTGCCACTACTTCCCACTCAGTATTGTCTAAGAAAGACATCTGCAGTTCGTAGTCAATCGCCCCTGTCACTAAAAACCAAGAAAGTATTGTACGGTAACCTCCTGTAAAAGAACCTCCTTGTATTGTCACTGCCGAGAATGGCTCAGGCGAGCGAAGTTGACCATCATCAGGCACAGTACCTCCTGCGCCAGGTATAGTAGACCATTCATTTGCGCTATACGATCTTATCAAAGCTCCTTGCAAGTAATATGCAGAAGCAGGCTGACCTCCATACTGAGGGTCATCGATATCCATTTTGTAAAATTCAGTGGCATAAGTGAGTTCATCAAAAACAGCATCCCATCCGCGATAGATTGCAGAGGCGTTATTTAAAAGACCTCCGCCTTTCTTATTCACAAACAGTCTGCAAAACCTCAAAAACTTTTCGTCTGTGTAAGGTTCTTGGTCAATGTCTGCGGTGACTATAAACGACACTTCTGAGCAACCTAATACAGTCTGTATAGCAAGGATAGCATTCTTTTTACCGTAACTGCTGGGAAGCTTGTTGAAATTTTGATTGGGGTTTTCAGGGTCAAATACGTAGAATTCATTTCCACTCCCACTGCCACCTTGATTGCCTATATTAAAGTCTCCAAACAAATTTGTGCCTGACAATTCTCCGAAAGCCTGTTCGGTTGCATTGGGTTGAGTTCCCAAAAAGTTTCTGTCTAAATGGAAATGTACAGGAATAGAATCGACACGTGTCTCTCCATAAATTTCGGGAACAGGTAAGTTAGAATTTGTAACTCGAATGTTTCGTATAGCAGCCTGCCGCTTAGCATCTTCTGCTTGTCTTCTGGCAGCTTGTTTGGCTTTTGCTCTTTGATCAACTTGGTATATGGTAGAAGCCATGAACAAGATAATCGTGAGTGGATTTACTGGACCGCCCATGGCGTTCTCCTTAGTCGCTGTCTGAATCGCCCCACTTGAGAGTACGCTCGTCACTAGTATCATGAGAGTATTCAAATGCGGTGTCTTTAGGGTTTATTCTTCGTTGGCTTGCATCACTTGTTGTACGATTTGTTACTTGCAACAATTTAGACAAAGGGCCAGTACATTTAAGACTTACAATAGACGCATCATCTTCAATACGCCAACCTGCGCTGCTGATGCGACCCCTGTAAATAACTAATCTGCTTGAGGTCATTTTTGCCTCAGGCATTGACAGGAAGCCCATTGTCACCAATACAGGGACACCTACGCTTTCTGTGTTGAGAATCTTTTTAAGGCTGCCTTCTGCATCTTCGAACACTATATCAAAGATATCTCTGGAAACTTCAGCCAGTGCATTTGGAGGAGATACTGAGACCAGTCCTGCTGTATTCAGGTAAGTCTCTGCACCTTGTCCGCTTTCGTGAATTACATGTGTGCTGTGATCTGTTGCCAGCAATGGTGTATCGAAACCCAAGCGCACCATCACGAAAGGTGCCATATTACCTTTGGAAATCAATTCAATAACTTCTTGAGTCGTTTCAAGCATTTAGTTTCAATCCTATATAAAATAGAAGGGGAAGAGGAGTTCAGGTAAAACATCTGCCTGAACCCCAATCGCGTTACATATTTGTGAGTGACAGTATTGCTGCAGAGTATATTGCAAAATACAATAGGGTACTCTTCTTCTTCTGCCATCTCCAAGATTACATCGAGGAAATCTCTGAAAACGCTTGCTGACCATTTGCGATAAATATTGTGCACCATGATCTTGCCATTAGTGCACTCCAAAGTTACGCTGAAGTCATCGTTCTCATACGTCCTCAACAATTTTGAGTGTTGCATTTTGCATGATACCGTCTGTGTATTGAAAGCTGGAACTGTCTGCTTCATTGAATACCTTGGCCACTACGTCAAAGAAATTGACTGGAGTGTTTGCAGGAACTCGCTGACGCAACGAAGGGAACACCCTCATCTCTGCAGAACCGTTTTCAGCTAATGTGTCAAAACTTTCGGTTACTGCATACAACTTATGGTGATTGCCAAACGTTATAAAACGTCCAGCAGGATAACTTCTTGCCAAAAAGTGACTAATATTAATCGAAGAATCTCCGACTTCCCCTTCGTCACTAACTGTCGGTGCTCCAATATTGCCGTAAATATCATTTTTGACGAAACCTATTTCTGTCCCAAGATGCTGCGGGACTGGAATGTCAAACGAAGTGTGTAACCCCGTTCGCATCCAATGTCCCATCAGATCTGAGAAAAGTTTACTTTTGCCTGCATCTTTGAGAGTGATAAGTAACTCCCAACGCTGAGCATCTTTGTAAATAACTTTCCTCTTCAAATTCAGCGACTCGTTCATCAAGTAAGATTCGTTGCTTGTGATACTGATGGGGGTTACATACGGATACCCCATAAACTTATAAATCATGACATCAACCTTTTCTCTCTGAAGTTGGAATAAACAATGCTGGAAATCTCACCACCTAGTTTAATGATTTCTTGCTTAGTCTGCCTAGACAAGTCGCCTGTGAGATTGAACTCATTTGTGACATGTATTGGTTGCGCACTCTTGGCAGGTTTGGAGTCAAGTACTGGTGCAGCTGCTGGCGTAAATGCCATTAACTTGCTTGTACCTACCATCCCACCTTTGGCATACTTCTTGGCATTTCCGAAGTTGATATTATGCAGTAACTCGCGGTTAGCTTTAGTAGCCTTTGCATTTACTACATACTCTCCGTCAGATAACCATGTGGGTATGCTGTCTGATGTGCCTGTTCCTGGACCTGTGATTAAACCGCCTGTGGCTGCTGCTAATACTGGTGCTGCCGGAGCACCCAAGCCAAATACTGAGACTGCAGTTGTTGCCAAGCCCAACAATGCACCGATAGTGTCACCGTTTCGAGCAGCTGCAAAAGAACCTGCAAGACCGCCTATTGCCAAGACTATCTGCCCAGTTCCCATGTTGAAGATGTCACCCATTCCTTTGAAGCCTTCTGCAGTGACAGCAGTGTTTTGCAACAACGGTTTGGAGAATGCTCCTCCAAGGTCTGCTGTGTCACCGCCTGCTACATTGGCTTTGAAATCTTCACTAACTAATGCAGGAACTTCTGGACTACCATACGAGTTAATATCAAACGCAGGTAATGGTGCAGAAAATTCACTGAACTCACGTTCACCTAAGCTGGCGGATAACCCCATTGGAACGTCTAGACCGTTTGCCTGCAAGAACCCTTTCAATGCATTGACAAATTCAAGTGTCTGTAACTGTAACGCGCTTTGCAAAGCAGCGGTCTGAGTCACAAGACCTGCATTGAGATTGGCAGTGGGTCCAGACAAGTCAGGTAGTTTTTCTTCCGCTTCTTTTCCAAAGAAAGAACCGTCTGCAAATACGCTGCTGCCAATACCCTGCAACAACTTCATCACAGCACCTTCTTCACCTATCAAGTTGTCAGTAAAACCTTCGATGAAAGTATTTATGATACTTCGAGTAAAATTATCAATCATGGATTTCAGGAAATCTTCAAAAGAACTTTCACCTGTAAACACATCAGACAAGCCGCTGGTGAAGTTGTCTTTGACACCCGTTGCAAAAGAAATACCTGCCTCTTTTACCTTGACGAGTAACTCAAACTCTCGTGCCAGTGCTGCTTGCAAATCATCTGTGAGTTTCATTGCAGTCAGTTTAGCAGTACCTTGCAGTTTATTAGTATCTACAGCCAAGAAAGTCTTTTCCATGGCATCAATTGACGTATATAAAGATTGCTGAATATTCTCAGGCAAACGTCTAAAGACATCTCTATCAAATCCTTCTACACCAACTCTTGCCAAGCCTGCATTGAGCTTTTCAAACGTTTCACCATACTTCAAAAATACTGCAAACAGTTCGGACTCATTAGCTTTTCGTTTGAACTCATTTACAACAAGTGCGGCAGACTCTTTATCAGCGTCTCCTGCATCTTCTGATTCAAGTATTCGCAAAGCAGCAGCATACTCTTGAGCTTGTTTGAAAGCGTTCTTGCGGAACTCTTCAGGCACATTAAGTAAGTCTTGCATACTGGCATTCAATGAAGGGAACGCAGTTTGCATGCTTTGTAATACTTCTGAAAACTTGCCCACCGAACCTCCGCTGTCTATGAACTTAGTTTCTTCAATGGTCTTTTTAGCGTTTTTGACAAAGTCTTCCAGCCCTTTTTCCATCTTGGCAATTTGCCCTTTCAGCGAAACTTTATTAGCAGTATCCGCAGGTTCTTTGTTATAACTTTTGGTGAGATCTGCCAAGTCAGCGACTCTTCTCTTGTAGTCTTCAAAGAAACCTTCTGTAGAAAAATCTCGTAAAAGACTGAGACTCAGAGGTTCCATGGCCCCATTAATTGTCTTCTTCAAGACAGTCGCAATAGAGGTTTGCCATTCTTGCAAAGTGGCAGGTTCGATACCTTCAATCGAAAATACACTGGGTGATTTAAAGATGTCGAATACTGAGCTGCCATACCTTGACAATATCTCTTTGACTGCTTCAAAACCATCAGCTGAATTCCTGAATATACTGCGGAACTCTTCAATTTTTTCTTGAGTCATGCCGACCCAACCTTCTATACCTTTTCCAGCAGCATCTAAGTTACTGCGGGTGCTGGCAATACCTGCGCGTTCATCCAAGCCTGTATTCAATTGCAAAAGAGCTTCTTCGAGACGACTTTGAAGCAAAATTAACTGCTCATTAATAAGTCTCTTATCTTCTTTACTGGTTTCAGGTTTCAGAAAATTTGCCGACAACTGGTCGATTCTTTGACGAGTATCATCGATCTGGCGTATTATGCCTTTCATCGGGAAGAACTTTTCGCTTCCCTTTTCTTCTGCTGTAAGCTTGGAGACATCGCCTTCTTTCAACTCACTCTTGACAGGAGCTTTTGCAATGACGGTGTTCTTGGTAATTTCTTCGCTAACTGCACCTACTATTTTAGTAATAGGCTCTTTGATAGCATTACCTAGATTGTCGCCAAAACTCTTAGCAAGGTCTTTACCTGCCCCTAAAATGTCTGCCTTGGGAAGCTCGACCTTGGTAGGAGCGCCATCTGCCCACACTCTGCCTGCTTGTGCCTGTCCAGAATTTGCCAAAATTTCATCCAGAACATACCCGTATGAGGCGTTTGTAAACATCCCTGACTCAGGCATCAGTTCAGATTGAACTCCCACAGAACGCGACTGTATCACACTTTGTGTAAGCGCTTTCCAATCTTCTGGAGAAGCTTTTGAAACAAGTTCTGAACCTGTTATGGAGTCAACCAGTTTACGGATTTTCATCCAAACTGATACACTGGCATTGAGCGCTGCACCAGATGCATTGTTTGTACCCTTCAAAGGTTCAGGTAAGAATATCTTAAGCTTATCTCTGAGAGCATCAAACATGGCAATTATTACAGACATTCCTGTCACAAACCCACGTATACTTGATGCCAGAACTTCACGGACAGTTGTTAACCAGCCTTGCCATGTACTCAAGTCAGCTGCGACTATTGCATCCCAACTGGCGACCATGCGTATAGCTGCTTCGTCACTAACTCTGTTGACAGTCTCCATGGGTGTTTCCACACCTTTCCCAAACTCATCCCAGCCGAACTGTCTCGGTGCGTCCTTCGCATCACTTACGATATTCGGAAACAAACCTACCAACAGAGCTGCTAATACCCCCAAGCCAAGCACAACTTTCAAACCCAAGCCTGTAACAATCATTGCTCCAAGTTTAAATAAGTTTCCTGCAACAAAGCTGAACAGTTTTTCTACAGCAACACTGAGAAGACTTATGGAACTCACAGCCGCAACTATTTGCACAATTATATTATCACTGAATTTGGAGAATACTCCTGACAATGCCAGACCCGTACCTACTGCTCCACCAATAACACTACCTGCACGACCTGCTGAGTTTGTAAACCCTGCTTGTCTTGTAGCCAGTCTCTGCGCTTGCATTGCGTCTCTTCTTTCTAGAACTCTTACTCTACGATTTGCTGCTGCAAGTCTATCGTTACTATTGGCAACTGATTTACTTGCAAGAGTTTGTGAATCCAAAGCAGACTTCAACCGAGTCATGGCTGCGATATTCTTTTTACCATACTTGTCAAAATTACCATCTACAGCATTCTTTTTAACATTTACAGCACTATCAGTGACACCGTTGATGTTCATTGCCAACATCTGTGCAGTGACTCTATTGGCCGAAGCATTTAAAGTATTTGTCAAAGCTTTCGCTTGTGTCTTAGCTTGTTTTTCCATCAAGCTGGCTTGCAGTCGGGCATCTTGTACACTACCACCAGCAGAAATTCCCGCTATGTTTTTCAGCTTTTTGGACAAATTACTGAGACCTGTTGCGCTGAGATCAATTCCTTTGGTAAATCGTCCCAAACGTTCTGTCAGTGAAGGACTGCTGAACAGCTTGAAATAAGCTAATGCGCCTATAATGCTCAGGCCAAAATCTTGTATTGCCCACAGTCCAAATTGCAACATGTCATTTACTTTACCGAAAACTTTTCTGAAAGCAGAAGAACTGTCTTGTAAGCTGTTATTCAAACTTTCCAATCTTTCTGCAGCAGCTTTTGCAACATTTCCCAAAGTCTCAAACGGGTTAAACTCACCCAGACCTTGCAATACATCATCAAAAGATAGCTCAGATAGTGCAGTAAATATTTTGGCAGGCAGTATTATCAATGCTGCAAAACCTGATGTCAAGGCTGTTATTCCCTTCATCAAATTGCTGCCTGGATATACTGACAAAGCCAGCCAATTGAATGCTGTTGTCAAACCTACTATTACTGCACCTATGATAAGTAAAGGTTTCAAGAAGATTGCACTTGCGCCCACTACAATTGCCAGTAATGAACGACTAATTAGTGAAAATGCAACTCCGCCTACAGTTGCCAAAGCGCTGGGTAACGCTACAAGTAAACCTGTTTTTAACACAAAGCTGAAAGTAGTTAATGCCTTACCTGCAGTCTCTGTTGCTCCGAGAATATTATCGACTGCTTTGCCAAAACCTTCTGTCTGAGTCAAGTAAAGACCTGCGCCAATTCCCAAGATACTACCTATTCCACTGGCAGCTCCGAAGAAATTGTTGCGACGTTCTTCTCTGTTGGTATTCAAACGAAAGTCTTCTGACTCTGCCAAGCTCAAACGTCTGCTGAGTTTCACAGAAGATTTTTGCAGGTTGACTAAGTCACCGTTACTCTTTGCGATGCGTTGGTTGTAGCTTATCAGTTGATCAAACTGTTTGGAATTTCCTGCCAAAGTACCTTGACGAGTTGCTTTCTCCAATGCTGCAGGTGTGATGTTGATACCTGCTTTGCGATTAGTTGAGACCAGTGAATTGGTCAAAGACTCACGATTTGTCAATAACTTCTGACGAGTTGCTTCAAGATCTTTTATACTGCGATTGTTACCGCTCTCTAAGTCACGGATGTTCAATAAAGCACTGTCATTGCCTTTTCTTTGAATCCCTTCCGAAAAACCTTTGATCAAATCAAAAGGAGCTTTTGCAACACCTCCCAACAATCTTGTAAAGCTTTCTCTTATCGGTTGAAAGGCAAGACCTATTCTGGCTGCCAATAGTATACCCAGTTCAAGAGGCATTGTTGTAAAGAAACCTGCAAACAAAGACAGCACTGTGGAAAATGCTCTACCCAATACTGTAGTCAAGCTTTGTGCCACACCGTCATCAATGAATGCTGCTGCAATGGTTAATGCCAAGATTTTCTTGAACAGTACCAAAGCTCCTCCGCCAACTGTTTTAAAGCTCAATCCCAGCGTAATTGCTGCACCAAATGCTGCCAATACTGCTTTAGACAACCCATCTTGAAATTCTTTGGGAATTGCCATAAACTGCTCATACAAGAAAGGGCGATACTCATTGAAACGCTGTTGCCCTACGCCTCCAAAAGAACCTTCTTGCATTCCCGCATAATCTAATTGTTTACCATTTATGCTGTCTACACTTGTCAGAGTTTTGTTGATATCAGACACCCCAAAGAACTGAGTCCATCTACGACCTTGTTCTGAAGTGAGAGCATCGCCTAATGCTTCAACAAGTCCTTCTTTAAAACCTTCTGCAATACCTAGGTAAAGGTCTTTGAAACCCTGCACGATATTCTTCAAAGAGAACGTCTGAAAGAGTGTCACAAAGTAACCGAAGACTATGCCGAGACCGCTAGTAAATGCACCTACAAAAGCGCTACCACCTGATGATGAAAATAGGCTGGAAATTGACTTACCTACTGTCTCACCAAAGCTGCCTATTTCAGACAACGCTGTTCCAATTTGCTGAAAAGTTTCTTGGAACCCATCACCTACTTTTTTCAAAGCAGTGTCAAAACCATCAGTGTTGAAGTTTGTATTAAAAAGACTGTCGAACAAACTTTTTACAGCAGTGATAGTGTCGCCACTGGCTTCCATCAGACCATCTAATGCAAATCCGCTGCTCATGCTTGGACTAAACAAGTCTCCAAAACTACTGGCAAGTTCACTAATTTGCACTTGCAGACGTGTGATTGTGGTGACATCAAACAAAGGATCCAGTGAAAGGTCGAAAGAACCGAACAGTCCAAATATTCCTTTGAAAGACTTAACTACCGCATCAAATGTACCTGACATTGCACTTACGAACTTTTCTGATTTGGAATCATTAAAAAGTTTGTCAAAGAAATCAGGCAACTCTTCTGCAGCTTCTTTACCAGCACTGACTATATTATCTAAACCGTCAAGAACATCTGCTGTCTTGATATTCAATTCTAGCGGAGTCCCAAGAATGTTACTCGCTTTCTGCTTAAATTCTGCAATCTTTTCGTCTGTAAATCCAAATGCTTCTGAACCAGTTGAGAACGTAGCTTTTGCCAAATCTTTCAAAAGACCTAACTGTACATTTTTAACTTGACGCAAAGCCCTGTCAGAGTTGTCTACGAACCCATCGACAATGATACCGAAGTCTCTTACAAGCTGCAAACCTGTACCTGTAGTTACGATTGTGGCTTCCACAGTATTGTTTGCAAATTCTGACTCCGCAGAGTTTCTTACTTGAGCAATCTTGGCTTTCAAGTCTGATGCAGACAACATTTTGTCAAGAAGAGTATCCCCTTGAGTGTTGCTGTAAATGTCTTTGATAATATCCAGTGAACTTATCTTGACACTGTCTAATGTACCCAATGCCTTTTGACGTTCAGCAATCAACTTTGAATTGGTTGAAGTCCACAACTTGACGAACTCTCCAATATCTTTGCGATTCACATCTATGTTGAAAGAACTGAATATGTTGGCGCTGTCACCACTGTAATTTCCCAACAAAGCCATGTTGGATACAATACCGTCCAAACGTCTGGCGGCTTCTTCTCCAAAGAAGTTTTCAACACTCTGAACTTCGGTTACGCCACGTTTGTATTGCATAATTGCAGCACCAAACTTCAAACTGTTACCTACAAGACTGTCTGCCAATCTATTGGCAATGTCTGTAGATGTCAATTTCGTCAGGTCACTGGTCATGCCCAGCACTTCATTGGTAAGTGAGAAAATATCTTTCAGCCGAGAAGCACCGTCTGCAGCACCGTCAAAACTTGCATTACCAGCAACTTTCTCCAACAGTTCACTGTAAACGCGGACTTCATCAATCGTGCCTTGCAAGCTTCCAAAACTGAGATTATTATCTGCCGCAATTAACTTGAGAGCATCAATGACTGAGCCTACACTGGCTGCTGCTGACTTAGAACCGTTTTCAATATCTTTGAATAGTGAAATGACCACTTCATTTGTTAACAAGTTTTGTGAACCTGCCAAGTCAGCAATTTTGCCTTTGAGAATTGCAACAGACTCTGTCAGAGTGGAGCCGAAATTCTGAACAAGGTTGCCGCCGAAAGTTTCCGCACTCTTCTCAATCTGATCAAAGCTGGATACCAGTTGAGCCGAATTTCGTTGAGCACTGTTTCGCACAGTTGCGTCTAAAGCTCTACTGCCACTCTCTACACCATAAGATGCAGTTTGGAAGCTGGCGACTTGAAACCTTGAGTAGTCTGTTGTTGCTGCTGACAGTAAGACTTGTATTGCTCTTGTGTCTGCATTTTTATCAAGAAGTAAGTTTTCCAACAGTTTAAAGACTTTAGAATCGCCTTCAAACATTTGACGCGCACGTTCCAACAGTTCTTCACTGCTGGCATTTTCAAAGAACGGTGCAAGCTGACCTACGCCACTTTGCAATCCTTCTGAGATAGTCCCGACATAGCTTTCTATCACTTCTGCAAAGTCTGAACTTTTGGCACGAATATCTTCGATACCTATCTTGTCTAAAAAGCTCTCAAATTGCTTTCTGACAAATGCTGCACCTTCTTCAACATTGGCAGTATCGCCGTTGAGAAGCTCTGCGTATGTGCTTGTTATGACATTGCGCAATTGTGCAGGGAATCTTTCCATTCCCAGTTCATCACCTATTCCACTGAAAAGGCCCAGTGCTGCAGGGTTACGGAAAGTTTTGAATAACTGATGACTGGAAAGTTTAGTCATCAATTCACTGAGAGTCTGAGCATCAGATATTGAGCTTATGAAAAAGCTTACATCTTTGCTACCCCCACCGAGTGAGTTAAGTTGAGCAAGAGTGTCAATAATACTTTCTGGACGAAAAGCTTTGAACAGCGCTTTACTGGTATCACCTACTCCTCCGATTGCTTTGCTCAAATTTGTCAAAGCAGCATCCATGTTATTGCGTTCTACATCATAGACGAATCTGTTGAAATTGTCACGCACTGATGTCAGCCCATCGACAACACCATTGAAGACTCCAAATTCCACACGTATGCCTGCGAAACTCAGTAAAGTATTTCGGATGTCTACAAACAGAAGTTTCATCTTAAATACGTTTAAGTCTATTTTGTAAGCAATCATGTCAGTAGACGCGGCAATACTGTCTGCCCAGTCTTTTATAATGCCTGGCAACCCACCTCTGTCTCCTGTGAAATTTTCGGAAATCTCTGAGAAGAGTATATTTATTGATGTGCCGAGATTTTTGAAAGCTCGTGAGAATGTAAAATTGATCTTCTCAAAACTTTCGTTTATCTTGTCACTTTGCTTGAGCATGCCATTGACTACACGTGAGTATGTCAACCGTCCCAGCTCAGCTTCTTTGCGTAAAGTTTCAAAAGGAATGCCCATACCTTCGGCAAGTTGTAATGCCAAGTATTGCGAGCCTTCAAGTACTGCTCGAAGTTCTTCACCTGCTAAACGGTTTGAACCCAAGCCTTGACCTAATTGAATAATTACACTATTTGCTTCTTGTGCGCTTGCACCTGATATTGCCAGTGACTTCGAAACATTCTGAGTGAATTTGGCAGTTTGACTTTGAGAAACGTTGAAACGCTTACCTGCCAGTGCTACTTTGGAATAAATGTTTGCAACACCATCCAACGGATTACCCGTTGCGAGTGCTATCTGACGAACATTTTTGAGTGATGTTTCAAAATCTTTGTTTGTGTCTGCTACTACTCGCAGACGGTTGTTAAGGTTGCTCACACTATCTGAGAGCTTTGTAAAGCCTACTATCGCTGCTGTAATTGCAATCGAAGACGCAATTGACGATATTAAGCCTTTGTAATTAGTTGTTAGATCCTTTACTGACGCACTCGCTTTGGTAGCTTCTTTAGAGACTTTCTTTAACTCTCCTGAAGACTTTGCGCCAGATAGACGATCCATACTTTGCGAAGTTTTTGCAGAAGAAGATGCCACGGTATCTAGACTTTTGTTCAGTCTGGAAAGATCGCGTAACGCCTGTGAAGAATCTGATTGAGTTCTTATTTGAATAGCCATTGCCTATCCTTTCTTCTCTACGATTAAACCTCTGACATCACCGTAACGTAATGCCGCTTTTTCTATAAACAATTCAGGTGCTTGCTTTGAAGAACCATTGTTCAAGTTTTCTATGTGATCAGCCGAATTGGAAATTATCGCCTCATCGTCTGATATGAAATCAATAGACCAACTTGCTTTTGCTTCACCTGTATCTACAGGGGTTGCTGCTTGTAAGTCTTTAAAAAGCGACAAAGCCGCCTTGTGAGTACCTTCCCGCCTGAGCGTATTGGAAGATGTTCTCAGAAACGTCTTTGCCGCATTTATACCTTTTATCTTCATACTCATATTACAATCCTTCTATTACAGCACCACCTTTTGCTTTCAACATGAGAGTATGGAAAGCACTGCCGAGTAACTTCTTGCCAGCGGCTTCGTCTCGCTTGCTGCCGAATATCGGCCCCAAAGAGGGAAACACGTCTTCTGGTTTGCTTTTCAACTCGCTGAAAGATCGCATAATATTGTATGTGCGAAAATCCTCACGCCAACCTATCGGGCGTTTTTCGAGATAAGCCAGCCATTCGATATATTCTTCAAAAGGCCAACTTCTCACTTCTCGAACAGATTTTCCGAGGAACCATGCCAACTCAAAAAGTTGAAGTTCCTCATCTGAAAGCGTTACTTTTTTCCCTGATCTAATCCAGAGTGCTTACTTACTGCACTTGAAAGTTTGATCAATTCGTCCATAGGAAAGTTTTTGATTTCTTCGTCTTCCAACTCTGCAAAGTCTGGACAGCCTTTCTTTATGATGGCAAACATAATATCCATCTCATTGAACGACTCTTCTTCTGCACGTTTGTTTAACTCTTGCAGAGACTCTACTTCGGAAATAGTCAATTTTGTCAAATTCACAGGTACGCCCATGAAGTCAAACTTCTTTACAACCTTTTTGTTATAAAGGTCGCGTTCTGATAATAAATTTCTAAGTGTATTTTCGCTCATTGTACTTACCTTACTTGAATTTTTCTGAATTAAGCTTTTGGAAATCATCTAACATTTTCCTTAAACCATGTAATAGTCCGAGAGTTTCGAAAATCTCTTTGGACTTTTCTTGATCACCTTCAAAATCTTTAATACGATCGAAGGTCTTGCGAATGCTGAAGTCAATATCTTTGCGACAGTGTTTTGCTGTCAATCTCAGAATATAACCTCGATTAAAGTTGTTCTTACTCATAATTGATTTACCATTGTAAATAAAGAGGAGCCGAAGCCCCTCCCAATTTTGACTTAGGTACCGGTAAAAGCACCGTAGAAATCAGATTGCACAGTGATGGTAACTGTTGCAGTGTTTGCATCAGTCAACTGTGGTGAAACCTGTAACGCTTCGATCTTACCTACCCAGTAATAACTAGTATTCTGCGTACCCATTGCGTCTGCTGCAAAAGCTGCAGGAGCAGAGTTAAGAAGAGTGAAACGGAAAACGTACTGTTTGCCATCACCTACTGACTTACCTAAGAGAGAGACTGAATCCCAATCTGCCGGTACGTAGTTGACTTGCAGCTCGATAGAAGGTGCGTCTGCTTGACCTTGAATTTGCTGTGATGTTGACTGACCGTAAACAGGTACGTTTACAACGTTAGGTGGTGTACCCATTGCTGGGAATTCACGTACATCTTTGATGCGAACGAATTCACCGCCAGCAGCAGTCATTATCTCAGTAGGTTCAAGTTCTGAGGCAAAGCATGCTTTTAAAAGCGCTTCAGAAGGGTTGTTAACTACTGCTGCTACATCTGCTGCGTCTAGGCATACAGATAAGTCTGAAAACATACCTGCGCCAATTGAATTAATATGTGCCATTGTTACATTACTCCGTTATAATTGAAAGAAATTTGGTATTTGACCTTAGTTAAACTCTCGTTAACAGAATCAGTAGTCAAAATGTCAAGGACGCTGTCCATAAACTGAGTGTTGCCTATTGTTCTGCCGTTTAAATAAGTGTCGAGAATGTCTGCGATCTGGTAAGTTCGAGAAGAACCTACTCCGGCTGGACTGAATATTTCTAAAATTAATATACCTGAAATCGATCTAATATTGTAGCCAGGCAAGCTGGGGAGAATGCTTATTCTAACAAACTCCGTCAAGTCTTCTGGTATCTTGTAATTGGCAGGAAAAGCAGGGAGATTTTCATTTCGCCACTCTTCTGCTGCAAATACTGAGAAGATATCATTTTCTAGATTTTCATAACGACTCATTGCACCGCCCCTTGTCTATGAACATCTACCAAAGTGATAAAA